CAGTCTAACAGAAACTCCCCCAAATGTCAAGGAGATTGTTATAAAACTTCTGAGAAATTATGTTTTCCACACATACAAGAATTTCTAAATATTAGCACTTGACATGTATAGTGAATCACAGTATAATAACACTATAAGATTAACAGTTTCTCCCCTCTAATCTGATGTCAGTTTCTTACTTCCAAGGACAGAAAAAACATGTGAGAGTAACACTAACTCTTTCAGTGCAGGATGACTTTAATGCCAGGCAAATTGACTGGAGAAAGTTATTTGAATTAGAACCAAATGAGGAGGTGGAAAGTTATATTGAAGACCTGGATTACGCAGGTTAAATGTTATCAGACCTGAGTAAGTCTCTAAACTATTCTGTACACTTTATTATTCTTATTATGTCTAAGAACTTTGCACTTTTCCTATTAGATGTTGTTGATACTGGAGCAGACATATTAACAGTTCTAGATGATATTGAAGCAGTAGAAGATACAGTGCTATAACTAACAAGAACTGTGTGGGTGCTATGTAACAGTTAGCACCCATATCTGTTAGTATTAGTATTAGTGAATTACCAGGTATTTGATGCCTTATTTGTTATTTTGTGGGGGGCGTGATTTAAAAAAACCAAACAACCCTAACCTACAGAGGTGACAAATTGAGATAGAGATATAAAGATATAAAAAAAATTTTTGCCTAAAAAAATTTGCCCATGAAGTTTTTACTTTTATTACCTTTCAGAGTTGTAAATTTTTTCCTGTGGATTTCCATGGGAATTGTTTTTGTTTCCATATATAATGCAGTAGTGAATTAAATGAGTATGGAGACTACAAGTTATCACATATATGCAAAGGACAGAGTATTGTATTGCAATTTAAATGAGGAGGACTTTGAGGAGAAGTGGCAATTATTAAACGTCATGGTAGGATTATTAAAGACAGATTATACTGAGAGAGACTTATCATATATCAAGTTAGCACCTAAGTGTGGAGTTGGAGGACCTGGTAGGGTTATCCATAGACAAGAGTGGGAGGAGGATTCTTATTGACATATAGATAATAACACTGTATAATTGTTTTGAAGGTTATTATTACTTATGGCAAAAGGATTCACTGTGAAAGCAGCAGCACCCAAGAAGAAAGAACCTGATTGGGATTATGATGCAATCAAGGAACGTATGAAGGGAAAGACCATAGTATTTTGTTTACCAGGAAGGGGATGTAGTTATATCTTTCTGAAGAACTTTGTACAACTATGTTTTGACATGGTACAGAATGGTATGTCTATACAAATTAGTCAAGACTATTCATCTATGGTAAACTTTGCAAGATGTAAGGTACTTGGTGCAAATGTACTTAGGGGACCAAAGCAGGTACCATGGGATGGCAATTTAAATTATGATTATCAGTTATGGATTGACTCTGATATTGTCTTTACAGCAGAAAAGTTCTGGCAACTTTGTGATCTTTCAATTTCTGCAGATGGTACAGAGAAAGAGATAACTGCTGGTTGGTATGCTACAGAAGATGGAACAACCACCTCAGTTGCACACTGGTTAGAGGAAGATGATTTCAGAAAGAATGGTGGTGTAATGAATCATGAGACTGTAGAGTCTATGAGTAAAAGAAAGAAACCATTTACTGTTGACTACACAGGATTTGGATGGGTAATGATTAAGAAGGGAGTTTTTGAGAATCTACCTTATCCATGGTTTGCTCCTAAGATGCAAGTTTTTGAATCTGGTGCAGTACAAGATATGTGTGGTGAAGATGTCTCATTCTGCTTAGATGCAATTGAGAAAGGATATGATATTTGGTGTGATCCAAGAATCAGAGTGGGTCATGAAAAAACAAGAGTAATCTAGGGAGCCTCTCATGATATTATCAAAACAAGTACAAGACTCATTAGATGAGGCAGTTGCATCACTTAGAAATGCTCTTGCTTTTGCAGCAAGAAGTGAGGAGCTTTATGTTAGCAAACACATTGCTGATTTAATGTTTCAAATAGAAAATCTCAAGAATGTTTCAAATGTTCTTGCAATGTCTGAAAAAATCATTAAAGAATGGGAGGATGAAAAGTAATGCCAGTTAAAAAATCTCTCTCTGGTAGCGATTATGTAGAGAGCATACCAAAGAAGACTATTCAAGGAAGAGGAAAACATACTAAGTATGCTGCTACTTCTTCTAATAGACCAAAGAAAAGATATAGAGGGCAAGGTAAGTAAATGATTGCCTATAGTTACAATGAGATGATTTCATCACTTAAAGATATCAAAACCTGCTTACAACCAAGTTTAATTGGAGGGGCAGGTGTTGGTGTTTTTGCTTTAAAAATTATTAAACAAGATGAAGTCCTTTATGATAAAAAATATTGGAATCATTTTAAAAATTATGAAGTTCATTGGAAAGATGTTGAAAAACTTGTTGGATCTAAGATTGAAAAATATATTGAAAGAATGTGTATGTATAATCCAGAGACAGAATCTTACATACTAGATGTTCCTTTAAATATGTTGTACACTGAATATTATATAAATCACTCACATACTCCAAATTTGTTTTGGGATAGAAAAACACATGAGTTTTTTGCAATTCGTGATATTCAAGAGGGTGAAGAACTTACATCATATTACAGACCTGATGAAAGAGATTGGGAACTTAACTAAAATCAATTATGAGCACACTAATTACAAATTTACCTGCAATAGATGTTTGGGTAAGAAAAGAGTACCTTACAGACCATAAGAGTGGTCATGGTGAGTTTGAAAAGGGAGTATGGATATCTGCAAAGAGTATGCCTGGTCGTGCTTTTTACTTTGAAACATATTTACCAGAATATGCAGCAATGTTTGATAAATTACCAATTTCAGCATTTTTATCTCAACCAAAAACACCTGATCCTGATATGACTCTACATAACCTACAGTTTTGGAACTGTATGGACTATGGTGTAGTAGCAGTGCAGAAGCAGTTTATTGGTTCAATGCACTATGAAGTTTATACTCGTGACTATGGCAATCAAACTGGTACATATGTATGCACTCTTGACAATTATCACTCTGATGTAGATGCAATTGACTACTCAACTAGTGAAGTTCCTGCTGAACACAAGTCTCATAATATCATTGAATTAGATAATGGACAGTATTGTCTCTATCCAAATAATAGAATGAGGATATATGACAATAGTTTGACTCCTGAAACACCAAAAACTCCTGATTTTAAGGTCTCTACACAGTTATATCAAGTAGAAAATGGTCATGATAGAGATGGATTGGGCAATGATGAAAATTATTTTTGGAAAACAGCAAAAGAACGTGAATAAATAAATCAGATTTTATATTTTTTATGCCTGTAGAAAGGGTAAGCAAAGGATTTAAGGACCTGAGTATGACATTTCAGGTAAATCCTGTCAACTCAGATTTAATTGCAGTTAAAAATGAGAATGCTATTGCACGTTCTATCAGGAATTTAGTGTTAACACATCCAGGTGAAAGATTTTTTAATCCTAATTTAGGGTCTAGAGTCCATAGATTGTTATTTGATAGTGTGGATGACATTACTGGTGCTCTGATTAAAGATGAAATAGTGGATACTATTGAAAATTATGAACCCAGAGTCAAATTAAAGGATGTTATTGTAACTCCTATTATTGATAATAATGAATTTAATGTAAAAATTATCTTTGATGTCATAGGAATTGATGCTCTTCCTCAACAATTAGCATTTGCACTACAGCCAACAAGATAAATGGCACTAGTTAATTTCACAGATCTAGATTTTGATCAAATAAAAACCTCATTGAAGGATTATTTAAGGTCAAATTCCAATTTTACTGACTATGATTTTGAAGGATCTAATCTTTCAAGCATTTTAGACGTTCTTGCATACAACACTTACATAAATTCTTACAATGCTAACATGATTAGCAATGAAGTTTTTATTGATAGTGCCACTTTAAGAGAGAATGTAGTAGCATTAGCAAGAAATATAGGATATACACCAAGATCTAGAACTGCTGCAAAGGCAATAATCTCATTTTTTGTAGACGTAAGTGAATTTACAACAAAACCTGTTACCTTAACACTAAAAAAAGGCATTGTTGCCACTTCTGCATCCACTTTTGGAACTGAAAGTTTTGCTTTTTGCATTCCAAGTGATGTAACAGTCCCAATTGTTGATGGAATTGCCACTTTTGGTGATGTTGAGATAGTGGAAGGGACATTTTTGACTGCAAACTTCACTGTTTCCTCCCAAACACCATCTCCACCTAAAAGATATATCCTTGAAAACTCAGGAATTGACACTTCTACTCTAGAAGTCACTGTAAGAGACACTCAATCAAGCACAACTTCCAAAAAATACGTATTTTCAGACACTTTGATTGAAGTTAACTCTTCTTCTTGTGTATATTTTGTTCAAGAAATAGAAGATCAGAGATATGAACTTATTTTTGGTGATGGTGTCTTTGGAAAAGCACTAGAATCACTTAATTTTATTGAAGTTTCCTATATTACCACTAATGGATCTGCTGGAAACAACATTTCAGCATTTACTTTCAATGGAAGAATAGTTGATAACAATAATAACCTTGTAAGTAGTGGTATTTCTATTTTAACTACCATAAATGACTCTGTTGGTGGTAAAGAGATTGAACAAATTGACTCAATCAAGCGTTTTGCTCCTAAAATATACTCTACATTTAACAGAGCAGTCACAGCAGGTGATTATGAGGCACTTATACCCAAAATTTACCCTGAAACAGAGTCTGTATCTGTTTTTGGAGGTGAAGAACTTAGTCCACCACAATTTGGTAAAGTTTTTATCACTATAAAACCATTTTATGGTCCATTTGTGCCAGATTCTGTAAAAGCTAACTTAATTAACATTTTAAGAAAGTATTCTGTAGCTGGAATTGTTGCTGAAATACAAGATTTGAAGTTTTTGTATGTTGAGGTCAATGTTAATGCATATTTTAACCCAAATTTAGCACAAGACTCAAATGCTATCAAAACAGTCACTTTAAACAACATGACTGCTTATGCAGATTCATCAGAAATGAATAAATATGGTGCAAAATTCAAATATAGCAGATTTCAAGGAATAATTGATAATAGTCATGAATCAATAACATCAAATATCACAAAAGTTGAGATGAGACGTGATTTAAGACCAAAATTAAATCAAAATGCAGAATATGAATTATGTTTTGGAAATGCATTCTATATTAAGAGACAATCTGGATATAATATCAAATCTTCAGGATTTAATGTCTTTGGAATCAATGATACTGTCTTTTTAGGTGATATCCCTAATGCAAATAGGTTAACTGGTAGATTATTCTTGTTTAGATTGAGTTCTAAAGAATCTCCAGTTATTGTTACTAATAATGTGGGAACAGTTGATTATAAAAAAGGAGAAATTATTTTAAGTCCAATTAATATAAATGGAACATCTAAAAAAGTGCAAGATATTCCAATAATTGAAGTTTCTGTCTGTCCTGAGTCAAATGATGTAATTGGTTTGCAAGATTTATATTTACAACTAGATATTAATAACAGCACTCTAGATATGGTGTCTGATACCATAGAATCTGGTGACAATCCATCAGGAACATTATACACAGCTACGTCAAGTTATAGTGGCACTGCTATAGCAAGATTAACTGATGAACAAGCCACAAATACTAGTCTTCTCTCCTCAGATACATACGTGGTAGGATCTACTGTAACTCCTGTAACAACTTCAACATCATCATATTAATTTAACAGAAATATCAAATGCCAGACAATACAAGAGTAAAAATTAGTTCTATTGTAAAGAATCAGTTACCTGATTTTGTTAGAGCAGATTTTCCACTGACAGGAGAATTTTTGTCACAATATTATACTGCCATAGAGAATCAGGGGTCAACTCTTGATATTTTACAAAATATTGATAAGTATGTAAAGATAGATGAGTTAACAGATTTAATAGATTCCACAAATTTATCTAGTAAAGTAGGTTTCACAGATAATACAATAACTGTAAACTCTACAGTTGGGTTCCCAGAAACCTATGGATTGCTTCAAATAGACTCAGAGATCATAACATATACAGGCATCACTACAAACACCTTCACAGGGTGCTCAAGGGGGTTTAGTGGCATTACGTCATATAGAAGTGTTAATAGACCAGATGAGTTAGTATTTTCTGAATCAGCAATAGCAACTCATGAAGAAGACTCTGTTGTTAATAATTTAAGCATTAGATTTTTACAACAATTTTTAAAAAAAGTAAAAAGACAAATAACACCTGGTTTTGAGGAAAGAAAACTATCTACAGATATTGATGATAGATTATTCATTAAACAATCAAAAGATTTTTATTCATCAAAAGGAACAGACCAATCCTTTGAAATTTTATTTAGAGCATTATATGGTAAAGATGTAGAAGTTTTAAAACCAAGAGATTTTCTTTTCATACCCTCTAGCGCAAATTATAAAGTATCTGAACAAATTGTTGTAGAACCAATTTCTGGTGATCCAAACAAATTAATCAATAGAAACTTATTTCAAGATGCTGTAGATGGATTTCCAAAAGCTATAGGAGCTGTTAGTTCTGTAGAAAAATTAGTAAAAGATGGAAAGGTATATCATAGACTAAGTTTAGATTTTGATAAAAATTCTCAAAAACTATCAGGTGGATTTTCAATTCATCCAAATACAAAATTAGTTGATTCAGTTTCTATTGGGTCTACAGTGCTTACAGTTGACTCTACTGTTGGATTTGGAACAACTGGAACATTGATTGCTACTTTTGCTGATGGATCAACTAATTCTATAAAATATGAAGATAAATCTTTAAATCAATTTTTTAAATGTTCAGGCATAACAAATAATTTATCAACTAAGCAAAATTTACGTTTAGATTCTTTTGCTTATGGATTTGCTGGTATTGGTACAGATGATGTAATAAAAGTAAGAGTTACAGGTGTTTTACAAGATTTAAATTATAATTTTAACACCACCACATATAGTGAGGTAGGTGATGTCATAGAACCAAAAGGTTTGGGTGTTAATGCCACTGATATAGTTTCTAATTCTTTAGTGATTAATGTGTCAACTAGGTATGATGTTGAATCTTTTGAATTGATTGATAAATCAAACTTTACTTATAAATTAAGTTTATTTGATCCACATAGTTTTATTGCTGGAGATAATGCAATTATTAATGATGTTAATTGTTCTGTAATATCCTTAATAAGTTCAAAAGAAATATTGATAAAGGGTGCTGGAGAATTGTTCCCAGATGCAACTTATAGTATAAAA